TTAGCACAGAGATTTGTACCGTAGAATCTTCATCGTTCGTTCCTGCCAGTATCCACCATACGGCACGCGCTGACTCAGATGACCGTACAGGTGGTGCAGCAGCATATTGCCCTCCAGCAGAATTCCCGCGTGGTTCCACTTATCAGCCTGGACCTGCATGATCACCATATCGCCAGGTTTCGGCGGCCCGTCGAATTCACGGAATCCGCACTCGTACCAGCAATCCTGATAGAAGTTGTCCGGATAGTCTTTTTCCCACCAGGGATAATCAACCCGGTAATCGTGGAGTTCGATACCATGCGTTTGCCGGAAATAGCTCATTACCAGCCCCCAGCAGTCGAAGTGACCAAGCACAAAAGGACGCTCCAGCAACGGCAGCTCTCCGCGCGGCTGGATGGTGCGTAAATCCCCCTCCGGCCAGCTCACGATATGCCAGGGTAAAAGCGTTGCGTCGCATTGCGCTTTATCCAGTTCGCTCGGTTGCGTAGTGGCGTCAGGGTGACTGTGAACGATGGCGATCACCGTACCCCAGTCCTCAGCAGCTGCGTAATCTTCCGGGCAAAGGACAAAATTGTCCTCCGGCGTCGCGGCAAGATTCCGGCAAGGAAAATAACGTTCAACGCGGCTTTTCTGCGCCACCACACCACAGCACTCACGAGGATATTCAGCGGCGGCATGCGCCATAATCGCATCAATTGTTTTCTGACGCATATCAGCTCCTGATCAGCGACGTACCGGGGAACCCACCAAACGAGAGTTCGTTGCTTTCACCGAATCGAAGTTTGCAGGCCGTCAGCGTGCCGTTGCATTCATCCAGTGACGGATCGCTTACCGGGTTGTTGTTTTTGTCGAAATAGCGCGTACCGGCATAGTCGCAACCGTCGCCGGTGCGGTACTTATTACGAATGCACCATGTGCACAGGGAATGAAGCTGCCGCGTGGGGATCATTTGTCCCTGAAGATCCATGGGACTGGACAGTACAAACTCAATGGTTTCGCCAGCAAGCTCGGTCGTTTTCCCGTCGATATACCAGACCTGAAGTTTCTCCTGAGTCGGATCTGCTGTAGGGTTACCGCCTGCGAAGTTTTTCGCATCGAGATATTTTGCCTTTGTGTCGTGAATGGTGACCTTAGCCTGTAGCAAATCGTCATACGCAAGACACAGGGCAGAAATAGAGCTTTCGATGTTCGCGACCGTCAGTGATGGCGTCGCATTGCTGCCACTGGTCGATTTCTCCAGCCCTTCCAGCTGATACGGCCAGGCGGAATATTCATTACCCTGCCACCAGATTGGTTTCGCCGGGAGCTTGGCCTCTTCCCCGCCGGCGGCGACTATTTCCTCTTCGGTGTGGGGAATGTTGTAATTGTGAAAGCGGAGAACTTCCGTCAGTCCAAAAGAAGAACCGTCCAACTCAATCAGGCGAACGTCGTTCCCTGATTCCAGCTTCTGATAATCTGCGTTTAAGCTCATGGTTTAAATGCCTGGATGAATGTTGCAGTCAAAGACCAGTTGCCTCCCCCCATTGGGGAGGGCTTGTACTGTTTGCATCGATAGAGACCCAAGTCCTCTAGCGGCGGCTTCCATGCAAATGCTTTTGTTCCCTCATGACGATCAAGAAAGTCTTTGATCGACTTGATATAGGGTTCCAGGCCTACAAAGGTCAGATCCCAGCTTTGTGAGCGAGGGTTAAGTCCGTCACCGGATGTCTGGGTGTAACCATCTCCGAACTGCGCCTCACGCGTACGCATGGTGACGTCCTGAGAAGGATTCACCCTAGGGCTCCAGTTAAAAGTTTCCAGCGCCATTACCGCCTCCCGTTTGTACTGTTCCAGATTGCCCCTCCGGGACGAAGATCAGCCTGTATCAGCTTTCGGTATTCATCTCTGACAAAATTGCCTACGCTTTTACCGAATTTTTCCAGACCGCCAGATGATTGTGATGCAGTACTGCCATCGCCATTGATAGTGATGAATACCTGAGGAGCAGCACCTTCAGAGGCACCGCCTGACACTGCGCGAACCCCAAGTGAACCATCAGCTGCCCGAGTCAATGGCATGATCGCTTCTGGTCCTGCCTCACCCATTACTCCGGCACCTTTCGCGAATGCGAAAAAAGTAGGATTATCGACTACCTGGCCGCTATAGGCACTTAAGTCTGAGGAGGAATAAACGCCGCCTTTGGCATTGAACTGGAAATTGCTCCCATAATCGGCAATCGCTGTCCCTGAGCTGCCTGCCGTACTTCCCCCAACACCGCCAAGTACACTCGAACCAACCCCCATAATTGAACTCAGGATTGTATTTGTTACGAGCGCCTGTGCTGCCATATCGACGAGGTTTTGAATTATCGACTGAGTAAGCGTGGAGAAGAGGTTGATCACGCCCTCTTTAAAGGTCTGCGTTTTAGTCAGCAGCCCCGTCAGGACATTAGTGGTTCGCTCCCGGGTAGCCTCAACCAGTCCGATCGCCAGATTATTGAATTCACTCTGTGAGCGATATAATTCCAGCGCGGTCTGATACTGTGCATCAGCAGAATCTTTACTGCTCTTCTGCATCAGCATTTCGTATTGCTGCTTACTCAGCGCACCATTGCGATAATAGGTCTCTACCAGACTTTGCTGCTGTGCAAGTTGGTTCCTTTGCTGGGCAAGCGGATCAACGTCCCCGGCAAGCTCAAGCCGTGGTGCTGATAGAGCATTAGCCTGGGCCTGTAGGATTTGTCGGGATGTCTCCTGTGACAGTGTGACACGCGCAGCCATGTACTCTTTTTCAGTAAGCAAACGTGCATCAAGGAGAGACTTGAGCTCCTGGCTCGCTTCCTTCTCTTTATTGATGGCCGATCGTGCCGGGGAATACTGCTCAGCAAGTTCGTTACGTTGCTTCTGATAATTTTCAGCATTCATTAACAGCGCACGCTGTAGATCCTGCTGGCTTGCTCCATTTTTACGCGCCGCAGCGATCAGCTTTTCCTGACTGGCTTTCTCCTGAAGATCAATTTTTCCAAGACTGGTTGCATGAGCTTCTTCGATCTCCCTGCGCAACTGAAGATACTGATTGACCGTTTCCTTCCTAGCCTTTTGAGTATCTTCACCGGTCCATGGTGTGGTAACACCCTCTCCGGCTTTAGCTGTCTGAGCTGTGATATTTTTGATGTCATTCGCGAGCGATTTTGCTTGATCGGCGATCCCTGTCTGGACCAAAAATCGCGCCTTGCTGACATTCTCAAGGTTAGACTGTGTTGTCTCTAACCCTTTATTAACGGCTTCAAGGTCAGCTTCTGCCCGTTTCTTACTGTCCTCTACCCCTTTTTTCTGTCGGAATGGGTCAAATCCACCGAGGCTATCTAGTCTGCTGTCTGCGTCCTGAAGTTCCTTGATGAGCTGGTTACGCTGAGTTACCTGATTTTCATACTGGTCTTGCAGGTCAATCTGCTTAACGGCGAGCTGTTTATCAGACATCTGCATCAGCGCAGCAGTGGTTTCAATGACAGCATCCTTGAGGTTAATTGCTGACTGTCGGGCATCCTTCGCCTGCTGATGAAAATACAGAAGTGCGGAGCCTGCCAGCATCGCAGCCCCAAAAGGTCCACCGACAAGCGCCAGGGCCCCGCGAGCGAGCCCCACAGCTACCGAGGCAGCACGAGCGGTCAGAGATACCTGACGATTAGCTGCTGCCAACTGCATTTTTGCACGAGTGGCCAGATTAGTTTGCTCGGTTTCTTCACGGATAAGTCGGTTAAACTCTCCCTGGTAATTTACGTTCAAACCATGCTGCCTGGCCGTTTTTTCCAGCTGACGGTAATAACCAAATTCCGCATCATTTCGCTTTAGCGTGGCAGAAGTAGCTTCCAGCGTTTTACGTGCACCATCAGCCTGAGCCGCTGCTGCTGCTTTAACGGCTGCCTGATTCTGCTGCCATGCGCTTATGTTTTCGCGAAGACCAGCTGTCAGTTTGGTCGAAAGAACCGGGATCAGTGTGTATAAGGCCACACTTGCAACCGCGTTGAAATTATCGGTAAGCAGGTTGATACCGTCAGTTACTGACTGAATGCCTGAACGAAGCGGTCCGGTACTACTTTGACCAATTTTAATGATCATGCCTTCAAAAGCACTGGTCAGCCCCATGATGTCGCCATTCAGGTTATTAACACGAATAGCGGCCTGCTCATGCGCAGTCTGTGTTCCAGTTAGGGCAAGGGTTAATGCGTTAAGTTTGCTGCGGTTGTCCACCAGCACTGATGCCGCGTTGATATTCTCAACACCGAACAGTTTTACAGCCTGAGCCGTAGAAAGGTTTTTCTTTGAGAGATTATCCAGAGCACCACTGAGCCCCACAACCGATGGTTTGAGCGTTTTGTCTGTACCTTTCTCAAGGGCAAGAATAACGTTTCTCAGCGCGGTTCCTGCTTCACCGCCTTTGATTTCACGCTCAGCCAGAACCTGAATCGCTGCGTTAAGCGTTTCAAATCCAACTCCTGCCTGTGCAGCGGCCACCCCACCATTTTTAATAGCCGCAGCTGTATCTGCGATTTCCGATGCCCCGAACTTGGCACCGGCAGCCAGCACGTTAATATAACGATCCGCTTCCTGAGCCCCGGCCCCGAACTGGTTAAGGGAAAGAGCCAGAGTGCGGGTTGCATCTGGCAAAGTTGAGCCTGCGGCCTGAGCAAGCGTTAGTGCGCTCTTTGTCGCCTCAGTAAGTCCGTCTGCGGTCTGAAGAAGTTCAGGTTTAGCGGACGCCATCAACTTCAGGGCTTCCACCGCCTGGCTCGCACTGTATTCAGTGCTACGCCCCATCTCCTGGGCGGCTTCATCAAGCGATTTTAACTGGGCGCCTGTAGCGCCGGTGATAGCCGAAAGGTCGGATAAAGCCTGTCCGTATTCACGCGTGGTAGTAATGATGGCGCCAAGTGATAAACCGGCACCGGCAAATCCCGCCAGGCGACCAGCAACACCCGCGATGGTTTTCCCCATCCGGGAATAGGCTTCATCTGTCCTTTTAGCATCTTCCTGTGCGTTACGGTTGAAACGCTTTGATGAGTTCTCAGCATCACCGTATGCACCCATCAGCTGAGATTTAAAATTGGCTGCGTTGAGATGCAGCCCGACGGCGAGGGAAGCAACGTCAGCCATTACATTAACGCTCTCATTACTGCCGCACACTGATCGTCAACATTACTGACTACAGCAGGAGGCGGGGTTTCAGGAGTCGGAGAAATCTCTTCACCGGGTCGGCTTATGGCACCAGTACGCAGAAAGTACGCGCGCCAGTGAAAAAGAGTTTCTGCCGGAAGTGAAGCTATCTTTGAAGGGTCAGGCTCGCCCCAGCGGTCAGCCAGCCAGAAAATCAGCTCAAGCCAGGGCGAGCTCGTTAGTTTTTTTCCGCGTCTTCAAGCTTACCCAGCGCATGTTTTTTTACAGTGGCGATTGCATCAAGGAGCGCCACGTTGTCATGAGTCTGGAGTAGCTCGGCTGCGGTAGGCTTGTCTTTAGCTGCGATTAGGCTGCCATCGGGATGGACAAGACAATCGACGATCAACTGCACACTGATCTCTGAAGCTTTACGTGCATCTTCTGCAATCTGACTGTCTCGCAGCGCTTCTTCATGATCGATGAGTTCTCCCGCCGTCATACGGCGTAGATAAACGGTGGTTCCAAAAATTTCGGCGGTAACAACGGCGCTTTTAGGCTTCAGAAGTGCGGATTTAAGTGCAGAAACATCGATGGTAGACATAGTTTTTCCTGAGAATTAGATAATAAAAGGCCACCAGGAGGTGGCCAGTTAGTAATGCCCTGATCAGCTGCCGGCAGCCGTACCCCAAGTAATATTGTTCTGTTTTCCCTGAACAGTGATTTGAATGACTTCACTTGCCGGGGCGGTAATTTCATTCATCTGCCAGCCAGAAAGGGCCAGAATCATGTTCGCCGTTCGACCATTTGGCAGCTCAACGTAAAACTGTACGGTTTCCCGGTTCTCTGCTGCGTTGAGGAAATCAGCAAAGTCCTGGTTGGCTGGATCGTCAATAAAGCCCAGCGATTTTTCAGGGCCTTCAGGCAGGTCAGAGATAAACTGTTTACTGGTATCGATCAGCGTAGTGCAGTCTACAAAGCTGCCCGTCTGTCCTGTAGCGCCCAGCGCTTTACAGTTAATGAGTGGTTTCATTGTTGCTACGTCGCTGCCCGCAGCACCCCACATAACGACGGTGCCAGCAGGCAGCATCGCGTACTCTGGCGAAGTTTTATCAGCCATAATTTCTCTCTCTTTGAAGGTGGCAGCGAGCGCTACCGGTGGTTTTCAATTCGGTCGCGTATTTCTATCGCAAGGATGCGCAGAACTTTCGCTTTCTGATAATCGAGCGCCGGACGAATGAAGGGACTTGCGACTTGCTTTACGGTTCCCATCTCCTGAGCCAACGCTTTGATGAAGTGTTTTTTACTCGGGCCAACGCGAAGATAAACAACTGCATTGCCCTTTGCTTTCGAAGAGGATGAGCGGATTTTAATTGAATCGCGCATGTGCTCATCTTTCGCTGATTCGTCGTAACCAGCATGCGCTTTCATATCCTCCAGAACGGGCTCAAGTGCAGCTTTCCCGGCCTCCCGTAAAACCTGCGTACCAACCTTTTCACCAAGGGAAAGTAATTGGCGTTCGAATTACTGAAGCCCTTTAACTTCCATGCGAATCATGATGATTCCTCATAAAAATAAAGCACGAAATCTCGGGTAAGCCTGTACTGAACCTGATTGCTGGTAAGGGTTGTTTTGTCCTGAAGTATATTCCCACGCTGGATGTACTGAACGGGATAACCTTCAAGCTCTCCGTGGACAATACTTTTCCATTGAGACCAGATAGCCTTATCCAGTTTCACCAGCCCGGTATAATCATCCACTTTGTATATTGAGATTTGAAAACGACCAGCAATAAGCCCTGTTCGTACCATTCCCGTTTCAACTTCCGGGTCTGATATCCGCTGGAATGTAATACCGTTTTGCTCGCTGTCTGGTAGAAGAAGAGGATAAACAGTCATCCCGGAAAGACGCTCAAGCGAGATTTTAATTGCCTGTTCTATCATGTCGTATATCCCGTTCAGCCGTTATTACACATCGATCAGACTTGCTACGATCAACGGCGCGAACTGTATAGACATCATCATTCCACGCTATTTTCCAGTCAGTCTGGACGTCTGAACGCACCCTGATAGTGAATAACCAGGTTTCAACAACCTGTTGTTGATCCAGTGTGCGAATTTTTCTGTTAGAAACATTCTCAGCCCTGGCCCAAACAGTAGCGACCACGACGGGGCCACTTGGAAGCGGCTCTCCCAGTGGACCTCGCTGAATTTCGAGTTTTTGTAATACGATGCGTTTATCAAGCTCGCCAGCACGCAATGAACTCATAGGCCATATATCCTGTAAGGCTGAAGAAGAGCCTCCACAGCTAATGGAACCTGAGACACGGTTTCACCTATAACTACCGATTCCCTGTTTGCATACCAGTGACCGATAAGCAGTAGCATGGCTGCCTTAACATCATCATTGAGCAGTATCGGGTCCGGGTCGTCAGCGTAGCCAGGGCTGCTTTCCTTTTCATAGAGCGTTCGGCGTGTCCATGTCTGGACGTACCGGGCCGCCGCACCTGTGTAAATCTCCAGCAGAGCATCATCACCCGTAAAGTCGGTATCAATGCGGCAATGCTGTTTCACCACATTCTGATCAAGCATTTGTTTGCCCCGAAAAAAGAGCGGCCCGAAGGCCGCAATAGTTATCAGCTACCCGCGCCGGTGCTGAATGAACCGTACACGAACGCCTCAGGGCGTTTCACAGCCAGCGCAAGACGTTCTTCGCAACGGATGGTGATCATGTTCTTCTCGAAGTCGTCGGCGTTCTCCGTGGAGATAACTACGTTCGCATCTTCGCGATCGAAGATTTGCGCGCCAGCGTTAAATGCACCGGTCAGGAATTTACCCTGGAAGGCTGCCGCTTCCGTTGCAACAACCGGCAGGCCCCACAGAGTCGGACCAGTCAGCGCCGCAGGGTTCGCCAGAATGTAACGACCCAGGCTGTCTTTGGTCAGCTCGATCCGCGCCCAGTCAATGAAGTGAAGAACATGACCAGACGCCGGGAAGCGTGCCAGCTGTGCCTGCAACATTGCCAGACGCAGATCGTCAATCCCGCTCTGCTGTTCGACAGTGAACGCCGGATTGAAAGCTGACGCCTGAGGAACGATGCCGTGCAAATGAACGCCGGTACCATCACCGAAGAGAATTTCCTGCTCTTCTGCATACTTCAGTCCGTAGCGCATTTCGGCATCAACGGTGGACTGCAACTGTGCGAAGTCATCCAGGATCTGCTTTGAGGCTTTGAACAGGTGGGCGATGGTGCTGACGCCAGTGATTTTCGGCGTGAACTCAATTTCGCTGTATGGTTTCTGCGTATTTTCAGGAACCACTTTCGCGTTATTGGTAAAGCCTGTCTGCTGCACCCAGAAAATAGCTGAGGAGGACGTACGGCCTGGAGCAATCAGATCGCGGATGAACAGGCGCTGCTTCGGTGCCGTATCAATACCCGGCAGGCGCTGTGGCTCCACGACACCATCAGGCACATCCACCGAAGTCAGGGCGGCCTTGACCGGGATGCTGATGCGCTTACCGCCTTCCACGCTGGAAGCAAAGGTTTTCAGGGCTTCAGCGGAGATCACCTGGTGGCCAACGGACTCGATAACCTGTTTTGCGTTTGCCAGCGGCATCTGGGCAACATGTTGCTCCAGTTCGCCCATTGCGGCCTTCAGGGTTTTTTCAGCTTCACGCAGCGCGTTGAACTCAGAAGCCATTTTATCAACGGCAGCTTTTGTTTCTTCTGACAGCCTGCCTGACTTCTGCGCCTCTTTGAGTGCGTCTTCTGCTTTCGCGTTGAATTTGCCGGTTGCCTCTTCAATGCTGGCAGTGACTTTTTTCAGAATTTCGTTTACTTCAGACATAAAGGGTCCTTATTTGACTAACGCCGCAAGAGCGCTTTCAAGTGAATTGAGGGTTTCAGGTTTGATATCTTCGGCAGCGCCCGGCGTACCGTCGTTGGTGGTGACAGCGCCAGGCATGCCACCGGATAAGGCTTTAATGAGTTTTCTGCGCTCAGAGCGCGGGGTGTTGGTTTTAGCCAGCAGCGCATCAAGTTTGCGAAGCGCGGCCGCGGGTGATTCATCGCCATCACTGACCGCATCAGCAGAAAGCAGGCTGTCTGCCAGTCCCTTCGCCACAGCGTCACTGCCACCGATATAACTCTCGGCATCCATCAGTTTCTGAACAGCTGCCATATCAAGGCCGGAACGCGCCGCGTAGATGTCTGCCATAGCGTTATCGAATGGCTCCAGAGACTGTGCCAGTTCCGCAAAGTCATGGCGGTTACCCATCGCATAGACCCAGCAGTTGTGGATCATCAGAAATGCACCACGACCGATCTGAATATCATCCCCGGCCATCGCAATGACTGAGGCGGCACTGGCGGCAATTCCGAGCACCTTCACCGTCACACGGCCTTCGTATTCACGCAGAAGGTTGTAGATTGCCAGGCCTTCGAACATGTCACCACCAGGGGAGTTGATATTGACCGTGACGTCGGCGCCATTCATCGCCCGTAGCGCACCGGCGATACGTTTGGCTGTTACGCCTTCACCCCAGTAGTCCTGTCCGATCACATCAAAAACAGAAATACTGTTGTCGTCGGTGGCCGCAGCTTTGATCCCGCCATCCCAGCGATCCAGGGCGGAGGGTAAAGTTTCACAGGTGACCCGCGCGCAGGGGCGACCCGCCGGTGCTGCCGGAAGTTGTTTTTTGCTCATCAGGAAAGTGCTCCTAAGCGGCCTGTTTCAGCGGAGATTGTTCAAAGGAAATGTCAGGGAATATGTGGTTATGCAGTTCTCTCAGGGCCAGAGCCTGCACAGCAGGATTGCTGCTTTCGAGATTTTTCAGTTGCGTCAGGTTGAGCTGAACGGTGTAAATGTCACCCCCTTCAATCGGTGGCATATTCTCAAGACGGCGCACGTCATTGCGGGACATCCACCCATTCTGGAGCGCGCTGGTATAGTACGCAGCACGGCCCGCGCTGTCGGCCCGCAGCAGTCCTTCTACAGAGAACTCCGCGAACACCTCATCATCGCTGTCCAGCAGGCACCTTCCTATTTCCTGCTCTATGTTCACCAGCAGGGGGCGCAGGGTGTGCGTCAGGAACTGGAGGTTCATGCCCTCCAGACTGGATGCCCAGCTACTTTGCTTCGTGGTGTGACCGACCATGAAAGGCGGAACGCGAAACCAGCGGCAGATCTCCTCAATGCTAAAGGCGCGGCTTTCGAGCATCTGAGCATCTTCCGGGTTCATGGTTACGCCCTGGTACGTCAAGCCTCCCTCAAGCACCATGATTTTCCCGGCGTTTTTTGAGCCTGTAAACGCCGCCATGTAACCGCGAAGTTTTTCACGTTGAGTATCATCCAGAGCTTTATCAGAAGAGAGAAACCCTGAACTTTGCAGGCCCTGTTCGAATATCTTCGCCGCGGACTCTTCAACCGCCATTGCAGAACCGATCACATCCCGGCCTGTTTTCATCGGCATCATGCCGCAAACACCGTCAAGACCGAACCCGCGAATGTGCATGATGTTTTTGACGGGAATGACGCGCTCGTTACCGTTTTCAGTGTATTTGTATTCCAGCGCCCCGGTCGTGAGACGTTTAACCACCATGTTCTGCGGCAGCAAAGGCACCAGCGAAACCAGGCGGTTTGCGATGAATTTCTTCTCAATGAAGGCGTTCCCGCGCAGGCAAATACTGACGACCACCATCAACATAAAGCGTGATGGTGTCATTTCTGAATTGGGTCGGCGGCACAGTATCGAATAGGCCGGATGATCGGTTGCCGCTTTACGCGAACCGTCAGGCTGTCGAACGTATATTTTCAGCGGAAGGGTTGAAATAGACTCGCTTAACAGTCTTACACATGCCCACACAGCCGATAGCTGGATGGCTTTATCGGCCGTTACCACCTTTCCGCTGCTGCTGGTACCAAACCATTCCTCCCAGAATGTGCCGGTAGTCAGGCTGATAGGCACACCAAGCCAGTTAAGCAGAGCACTTTTAACCCTGCCTGGCCGTTTGTTTTTTTTCATCAGAAACCTACCATGATGGGATTATTGAAGAATCCGGAGAGATCCTGCTGGTCGTTTCCACCGTTAACCAGAACGCGGCTCATTGCTGTGAACAAGGCCGCAGGGCCGTCAATTTTGGCCTCTGGTGTGGACTTATTCGGGAATATGTTCTCGTTCCGGTCCGGTTTGACGGTTACGTTGGACATCATCCAGTTCATCACCGGGTGATCGCTGTGATGGAAGCGGCCACCGTATACCAGCGCTTCGACCTCTTTCATCGCCTCTGAGAAATTGCGAACCGTCTGCGGCACTTCCACCAGCGGCAACCCTTCTTCTGCCAGCGCAAGGCTGAACTGCGTCGCACTCCACGGGTCGAAGCCAATTTCTTTCAGGCTCTCGCCAGCTACCCACAGCTGTAGCTCTTCCTTAATCTGAGCATGGTCGATTACATCCCCGTCGGTAAGGATCAGCTTGTCCATCCCGGCCCACTTACGATAGAGCTCTGCCATCTGGCGTGAACATTTCTCAAGGCGTCCTTCCGGTAGCCAGAATTTGAAATCCGCATGAACGTGGCCATCTGGCGCGCGCCAGACTTTAGCGGCCGCACAGATATCAATTTTGTTTGACAGGTCAACGCCCACCCAGGAGGGATAGGTTTTAAGTTCGTGCTGCGGGGCGATAAACTCGCATTTCTCCCATTTCATCATGTCCATCCAGGCTGACTCAGCGGTAACCCAGATATTCATGTGCTTGGTAAAAAAGTTAATTCTGGCCGAAACCTGCTCTTTCGCCTTTTTAGCCAGGCGGCGCAGGTCATCCCAGCGCTTACAGATACCCAGCCCCGGATTCGCCTTCTGCCAGACTTTTTCATCAAAGGGATCGTCACCTTCATCTAAGGTGTAGATGATGGCAAAAAACGTATCGTCTTTTACCAGCCCACGCAGCACCTTGATGGCGTAATCACGCAATTCGTAGCAGATGCCTTCTTTGTTGAAACCGGCGGTGGTGATACCGAAAAGCAGCGATTGTAGACGTGCGCCGGTTGCCGTCTCCAGAACGTCCCAGACGTCACGGGTTTTGTGAGCATGCAGCTCGTCGACGATGGCACAGTGGATGTTCAGGCCGTCGAGGTTGTTCGCATCTGATGATAAAGGCTCGAATTTGGAGGCCGTTTGCTCCTGGTAGATAGCGAGCTTGTTGAATTCGAAGATCCGCCCAAGAGTGGCTTTCGCCTTCTTGACCATATTCTTCGCATCTTCAAAAACAATTCGTGCCTGGTCACGGGTGGTTGCAGCGGAATAAACCTCCGCACCGCCCTCGCCGTCGGCACCAGCCATATAAAGCCCCACGCCGGAGCAAAGCGTTGATTTGGCATTTTTACGGGCCACCTCAACATCTGCTGTACGGAAGCGCCGAACCATTACTGGACGACCGCTGCCGTCGTTACGCAAAACGGTTTCTCCCGTTTCCTCGTTAACCAGCGGGATCACGAAACCAAAAATATTAATCAGGATGAAAACGTGCCAGTCCATCAGCTCAATAGGCTGCCCTGCCAGTGCGCCTTTTACGTGAGGTACAAAATTATAGAAATTCAGAATGTGCTGCGCGCGCGGTTCACTGAAGAAAATACCGCGCTCTTCGCCGTGTGCCAGATCGTCAAGAAAACGCTGACAGGCAAGGCGCACATACTCACAGGCAATAATTTCCCCCGCCACTACCCTCTCGGCGTAGCGGATGCCTTCTGCAACCTTAGCCATTAATCCCTCGCTTTCATAAACTCGGCCAGCGGATCAACCGCTTCAGGACCTTTTGCATTCACTTTCGATCGGCTGGCTGGCGTCATGCCGAACTCACCAAGCATGGCACGCAGACGTTTCCAGGCATCAGCTTTCATGATGGCGGCGGGGTGAGCCTTGATCAGCACATCCCCGCTCTGCGTTTCGGTCCGGTAGGTGTAGCCCTCAACTTCAAGCGTGTCGCAGTGATGCCGGTATTCGGTATAGGCCTCAACCAGCAGCTCAAGGGCTCTGGCGTCCAGCTGAGACATCACACCGATAGCATCAAGCTCGTCGGCCATCCGTTTAAACCAGTATTTCCCCTGCTTGTCGAAATGCTTCGGCGTTGGGGGTACCCCTGAAGGGGGTTTTGGTTCGTTCTCATTGATCGGGCGTTTAGATGGGTTACCCCTCACCAAACGTAGATGGGTCGGGGTTTTCGGTGGTCCAGACATAATCGAAAACTCCTATTAATCATCGAATGGGGGACCCCTAAAAAAAGTTTTCTAACCTGCGGCGATGTGAAAAGAGGTTAGGCGGCGGTCCTTTGGCGCGTCGTTCCTGAACTTTCAACCCGCCCTCCCCCTCGGTCGATTCAAATGAGAATTGATGTCATTTGAATCTTTCGACCGCTGTCTTCGCCCTGTGGCAAGGCTTGCAGAGGCTTTCGAGGTTGGACAGGTCATCGGTCCCCCCATTTGCTTTGGCGGTAATGTGGTCCACCGCCTCAGCAGGTGTATACCTTCCATTTCGCAGGCATTCCTGACAGAGGTGTTTATCTCTGTCGAGAACGATTGGGCGCAGCCTGTCCCACTTACTGCCATAGCCGCGCTGATGTCGGCTCTGTCCCCGCTGATGCTGCTGCCAGCCTTCGTTAAGGTGCCTGGGACAATAGCCTGAGCGATCTGTGGTTGTGCCGGGGCAGCCACGCTTGCGGCATGCCCTTGGTATTTGTGATGGCATTAACACTCCTAAAAAATTGAGTCATCGCCACGTTGAAAACGGTGAATCTTGCTGCAAAGTGTATTTGCCACACTTTTGTGGCTTATATCGTGGAGGTATTTATGGGTTTGAAACCTGGCCAGTCTAGTGGACGTGATGGCGGCGTATATCGTGAACGCGGTCCGCGTGGCGGCCAAACCGATAACTACACAACCATTCCTGATAACCATACTGCACCACCAACTTCTAAACCTGGTGCAACATGGATACCAGTTAAACGGACTCCAGACAGCAAAAGATAAAACTAATTAAACCGGCCAATTGGCCGGTTTTTCAGGCGATTCGCCACGCTCGACGGCGTTCTGTTCGTTGCGCTGAATCAGGGTGACGCTCAACAGGCACACCATCCGCATGATCCACCAGCGAATAACACGGATAGATCACTGAGCCACCCCATGCATCACCCACAGCGTAATCGGCGGGTTTGCTGTTATCCCAACGGGATAGCACGCGATGCACATGCTCAGGCGGGACGCTATAGCAAACGCCATGAATGAGTCTCGACAGCGTGATGTAATCAGCGCGTGTCTTATCAGCCACGGTTAGCCGCTCAGCAATCTGCATTTGATACTGTGGAGGCCGCCCGGTACCGAGATAAAAGCTCAGCATGTCGTCAGGAAAACGAGCCAGCCAGTCAGTTACCTTTTCGGTGAATCCATGTACCGGCAGCGCGTCATCTTCAACAACAACTACCCGGCAGGTTTGTTCTGCTGCCCACTCAAGCACGCGGCGATGATTCCAGTTCGCGCCGTGGTTACCGTCATCAATCAGCAGATGAGCATCCAGCAGCGCAGCAAGACGTTGTGCTTGTCCCGTCCGGGTGTGGTGACCAACCACAACAAACTTAACTTCTTCAGCCACCAGCGAATCTCCAATAAAAAAGCCGCACAATGGCGGCTACTGTCTGTATATCAGGGTATAACTTCGCTTTAACCCGGGTTAATGTAAGCATTCAGCCCGTCAGTGGTGGGACACTGACGCACTCTGGCACGGAGGAATGGCTGATTACCTCTGATAAGGAAATGAAATGTCTTTTTTGCACAAAAGAATGCATCTGAATCAAGGTGATACCGTTGTTGTAGATTGCTCACATCAATGCAACATCATGATTCTCACTGATAGTAATTTCAATAATTACAGAAGTGGCAATCGCTTTGAGTACCATGGCGGTTTTTATAAAATGCTCCCTGCTAGGATTACTGCGCCGCATAGCGGGGAATGGAATGTTGTACTGGATTTAGGCGGCGGAAGTGCTAATGTTCGCCACGGAATCAGCGTCATCAGAGCATAGCAATTCGCCCTTAGCCTGACTAAGAGCCTCCTCAAGGGCGGTAATTATTTTTTGCTGTGTGCCGTCCTTTAAGTGCCCCAGAGAAGCAATTCCCTCTAACGAATTTGAATCTCTAGCCCAAATAACCTCACCGCCATTTTTTATTTCAACTTTCACAGTCAACCCTCTCTATTTATGTTTCCACCAGGCATTATCTTTTCCGATCCCATCAGTTTTAAAAACGGTGTGCACCTGAGGTCCGGTAATCACCTTTCCTGCGAATGAATGAGCGACAATACCGAACGCCAGCATGTCCCCCACCGCGGCGCCAGCCTGTTCTTTCTTCCAGAAACGATAGCTCTCGATCCGGTAGTAAAGACGGATGATGCCGTGAGCAAACGCCATTACATCGGCGCGGGTACCACCCAGCAGCCCAGCGTTAAGCATCACATCGTTGCGGTGCTCTTCAATGAACTCATGATAGACGCGCTCCGGATGATTCTGCTTTGCCCAGGAATCGACGTAGGTCTTTGGTTCAGAACCGACGTACACCTTCCCTGCCTCCATTTCTTCCCACGGCGCGCGAAGCATTTCGACATCGGTACCATCGGTACACCAGACGAACCGGTATTCAGGGTGATCTCGCAAGTGCTGCCAGATGTGCAACCAGCGACGAAAGTAGACATTCATCTTCACGTCAGGAACGCGATAAAGCTCAACACCTGCCGGGGCCGTCAGTAATTCATCTACCAGCGCTATGCGGCCACAATTCCGAAGTGATGAGGCCCAGTTAGCCAGCATGTCAGGCGAGGCCGCCATTTTTGTGCCGCGCTGCGGGTCAGGCTGACTGGTAAGCAGCGTTGTGATAACTACATCGCGCTGCTGACGGTATTCAACGTAACCAGTAAACCCGGAATCACGCCGTTCGTTGTGGATCTTCACGTTACGTTCCACCAGCGCCTGTCGGTCGGGGCGCGGTACCGAACGCTCTACGGCTTCATGCTCATCGAGAGAATGGATTAGCTTTTCTGAACCGACCACATCACCGTAAGCCCACGTCGTCAGGCCAGCGTTATGGATACGTAGCGCGAGGTCACTGTGTTCGTACATGCCGCGACCGTATACCGGATCGAAACCACCAACCTTCTCGATAGCGCTGCGGTGGTAATACAGCATCACGCCACGCTGCCCGGTGTAAGCGATGTGCTTATCATCCCGGTACAGGACCGCCATATCCTTCAGCTTATTCGTCCCTGCCAGATCGAGAAACTGGTAAGCAAGGTGCGGTTCGGGTGATTCGATGTATGGCAGGTGCCAGTTATCGGCGATCGGATAAGCATCATCATCCCATAAAAAGATATGCTCACACCCGGCGTCCATCAGCGCGGTTAAACTGGCGTTCTTCGAAGCAACAATGCCGAGTGATGTTTCATGGCGAAGCAGCTGCACGCCGTGGGGAACTACCGCCGCAGGTTTTGAACCATCATCGACCACCACCACCAGCGCACCAGCTGGCAGATGCTTCTGGTGCTGCTCAATAGCACGCTTTAAAACGTCCGCCCGGTTGTGGGTTGTAATCGCAATGCCGATCCGCGATACAATTGCGCAGGCGGGTGCATACGGGACACCATCAATAGTAACTTGCATTACTAGTCTCACATTTTGAACAATGGGGTATGTAACAAAAACATTGTTAGATATAACATGTTGAAAAACGATAAGAGGAAAAGCCAGTATGTCTAGAGAAGGTTCGTTGGACCTATTGCAAGAAGTTGAAGAAAATCTTGATATCATGAAACAAACACAGAACATCAAGTCTGTAAAAGTCAAAGCCATCCTGGAAAACTTGCGAAGTTCCTTAGAGTATCTCGCGAATGACACCTACGATAAATATAATGAAACTAGTCCTGCGGACAAACGCCCAAATATATACTTCCCTTACGTAAAAAAAACCTTTGTTGATAATTTTTTTATCAAAATTTTAAAAGTAAACCCGCCAAATTCATCTCCGCTATACAAAGTATTTACTTCCATACAGGACTACCACACTGGTGAGAAATGGCTGGAAATGATGTGTAACCTTACAAATGAAGTTAAACACAGACAACCAATTCCTTTAAGAGAAGATAATTCCGTTAAAGATATCAGTATCAGCGTGGATGGTTTTGGTTTAATTAAAGCAGGAAGTACTGCAAACATCCTTCTACAAAACAATTACGTTAATGGGAAGAAACTAGAAGATTTCACTTTTAAAAATGGAAATTTGCAAAGAAGTGGCAATGGAATCCCATTAAACATAGTAATTACCGAAGAGAAAAAAAATAAGATTTCATGGAAATGATTATGAAGTAATTCCTTTCATTGAATTGTGCCTTAGCAAAATCAGGTCTCTTATTATTGAAGCCTATGATGAACTAGATAACATATCAATTTAATTTGCAGCGTCACAGTGGATCATAACTATGCATCTGCTGTGATTACTATCCTTTTACTCAGAGAATGTTCGTCATATCCATTAATGAGGATGATATAATTTAGAACTCGCTTGTTGTGTTTTCGGACAGTTCTTTTGCCACGCTTTGTTATGCGCCAGGATATCTTTCTTAGTCTGGCGGTCCAGAACATCGATGTCGTGGTTTGTCAGATAGATAATCCGAGTCCAAAGACAGCCCGTATCAACCACCACCGGGGCGGGTGAAGTTTTCGCGCAGCTCGCGATCAACATCGTCATCAGGCATGTGATTAACAGTCTGCTGGACATTACTGGCCTCTTTAGTCACTTCAGCTTTACGTTCTGCCACCGCAACGCTCGCCGCTGCGTTATCTTCAGTGCGCTGCTGGTCGGCTTTCGCTTCCGCTTTGCTGGTGCCGCGAATATGGCCCAGGCCAAAAGCGCCGGCAATAGCGGAAATAACCAGTGCGGCCAGCCCGATTATCGTTTCGATCCCCACATTCACCTCACAACAGAACTGATTTCGCCAGGTTAAACAGCGCGCGGCGTTTATCCAGCCCGTTACGGCCGCCATTGATTAATAGTGTCACGCGCTCCACGTCGCCGGAATGAAGCAGGCAACCGCGGGAGGCAAAGAACCATGCAGCTGAGCGCGCGGCGTATTCATCCTGTTCAAGCAGCTCCGGGTGGGTAACAAGGTCCAGTTTCAACGCCTGGCCACAACTGCGATAGTTGCTCAGGCCGGTAATCTGTTTCAGCCCACGACCGCGATATTTCCAGCCATCACCGGCAACCTGATTGCCCAGGTGTTCTTTTCCCCACTCACCGCCGTATACCAGATTGGCGATCGCTTTCTGGTTTGCCGGTTGCGTTGCTGTTCTGCCAAGAGCTGCTGCCTGCTGTTGCGTGATGCGGTGGCTACCGAACGTCGGTACCAGGTTTTCAACCGCGTAATTCAGGTTCTCCACTAGTCGGGCAAATCTGGTGCTTTCATGCCCCATCTGGGCAATAAACATGGCCTGATCGAGCGGTGCGGTGATGCCGTATTCCTTCATAGCGGCGTCGATATGTGGAAACCAGCGCGCAGCTAACCCGGCGCTGATACCAGCCGCCCTCTGAAATTGTGTTTGGTTCATTAGTGCCTCAGACGATCAACCAGCCGCGCCATATTTCCACGAACCTTCAGGATGGCGGCGAAGATAAGAATGTTTGCGACCACCACCAGCCAGCTGGAATCACGATAAAGGCCGAAGATGAACTGCAAGGGGATCGCGGCGTAAACCAGCACGGTTATATACGCCAGGACAGAAATAAAGGGGCGATGCCGGGCGCCATGTCGCTGGTAAAACATCAGCACGATGACGATGGCCGCACAAATAAACGCATTAAAGACTGCTGACGGGTCAATTACCATTTCCCCCTCCCCCACGTAGCCGCGAGAAAAACTTGAACACGTTGTTCAGGTCCTGGTTGTTAAGATAAGTGAGGATTTTTATACACAGGGCAGACAGAATCACTGCACCCAGTGCATCCAGCGGTTTTTCATAGTGCGAAGCTGCATTTAGCAGTGAGCCAATAAGTCCCGCCCCAAGCACCCCAACGATAAACGACGTCAGGAAATATGCTGCCAGTCGGGCGCGGGACAGGTTTGTGGCTGTCGCGACGTAGAACACCGCACCACCAAACGCCCCGAACACCACACCAAAATCTGTATGAGTAAAGACGCCGTACAGGACTGAACCCAGCAGGCCGCCGCCGAGAACAGCGCCGGTGCCGGTTAATGGATCGGACATTAAGCCCCCTCTTATTGCTGTGATCCCTCTCAGGAAATTTGAGGGGAATAAAAAAAGCCCGCTCGCGAGAGCAGGCTAAAGTGATGATTATCACAAGAAGGTAGAAAGGAGATCATCCGAAAGACAGGTAGTGACGTCCGGGTATCGAGGCCGATTCACTGATGGTTCAGGAGAACCATCTGCCAGCGGATATATCCCCTTCTTCTTTAGCGTAGCCGTAATTTCGGGAAACGAGCAAAAAAAACCTGCTGTTTAAAGCAGGCTCTCAAGGAATTATCAATTCGATTTTATTGTTATCGTGGTGCCGGGTGCCTCCCGGTGAGAATTACTCCAGCAAACATTCCCGCGTCTGAGAGGTTTCCTTTTCAGGTAACTGCTGGAACGCCCCTCCGCATAGGGGGATTCACCACAATAAAAAAATAGCGCATAAATCAGAGTTGAGAAACTTCCTCGCTTAACGAATTGGACACTGGTCCGCCATCGAGGATTCGAACCCCGAACCACAGAGGTAGAAGCTCCGTGCTCTTTCCAGTTGAGCTAATGGCGGAAAAAAGACCAGCATTGGGTTGCTGGTCATGGGTCATGCAGTTGTCTCTGCGAAGTTGGTGTATCCCCATCCCCACCAAGTGTTATCAGTATCGAGAGCATTATCGAATGCCAGTTTACTATAGCACCGAAGAAAAAATTCACTCTGTCAAAGGCCATCAGAAATGACCTTTTGCAAAGTGTTATTTACTGGATTTAAACAGGGGCCAGAGTAAAGCAATTACCCCGGCTACCAGCACGCCATCAGCAAGAATGGACATCATTTTGCTGGTGAAGTCGATGGCAACCACCAGGAACATCAATACCCCGGCGGCTACCCAGCGCAGTTTTCCGTTCACAGGTACTGATCCAGTGGAAGTTGCAGCGCCTGAGCAATTTTCTTGAGCTGCTTCTCTTCTTCTTCCCCGATGCCGTCGTTGTCAGCGACATCAAGGCACAGGCAAAGAACATCAACAGCATCGTTTGTGCCGGCAACGTCAGCCAGTTCGCGCAGCGCCTGTGCATTAGCAGAGCGCGGCGAAGCTTCATAGCGAGCACGGATATTGCTACTCATCTGTGCGATCTCACCAGCGAACGGTGCGAAAGCAGGCAATGCTGAAATAGTTTTTTCCAGAGTGGCGATTTCTTTCGCGTCGCATGTGCCGTCGGCATACGCAATGGAGTAAGCACCCCACACCGTAGCTTCAACCGCGTCGCGGTTTTCCATTTTCTTAACTTCGACAACAGCTTTACGTGCTTTCTTTTTAAAGATACCGAACATAGTGACTTTCCTTTTAGCGGGTGAGCCAGCGCTCAGGAATGATCAGCCCACAGAGACAGTCACACCGACCGTTCCCTATGGCTCACCCCTGAAAGGCTCTGTGGTTGAATTGCGCCGAGCGTGGCGCGAAGAATTTCGGACATAAAAAAACCCGCACTGAGGCGGGTTTGGTGTCGTGTAGGCGTTAACGACACATTTCAGCTTTAGCTTTCATGTAAGCCTCGTGAGCCAACTCCGCAGTTTGGAAACTACCGAGCTCTTTACGTTGCCCGTTGATGCGAATAGCGGAACGCCATACGCCGCGAGCTTTGCACCAGTTTGCTCCAATCAGCTTGGACTTCGCCCCTTTTCGAACTTTGTGTCTGTTCTGTTGATTAACAAACTGGGTAACGATACGTAAGTTGTCCCATCGGTTATCTTTGGGATTGCCATTGATATGATCGACACACTTATCAGCCGGCGGCAGCGCACCGTCCATATACAAAAAAGCCAACCGATGAGCGAAAATTAATTTCTTATCGATCATTATCTGGATATAGCCGTACGTATCTGCGTTCCCGGCTATTTTGCCAGGCGTAGACCGTGAGTTTGTTCGCTTGATCCAAACAAATAAACCAGTCAAAGGGTCGTACTTCAGAACCTCTTTCAGCCGTTCTTGGGTGATGCTCATGATATGCGTATGCCTTACTTTGAAATGAACCTTTGCCGCACAGGAAACCAGCCCGTCGAGGCTCGCCAGCGCTAACCGACTTCCTCAAAGGCTCATTTCAAATGGATTGGTTCGACGTGATGAATGCGCGGGCGGTGCGCAGGAAATACGGGTACAAAAAAACCCGCAACGTGGCGGGCTTTTAGAGGTTAATTATCTACAGGCGCTATACTCCATAATCAGAAGCATACAGGACATTTTTATGCAAAGTCAACACTAACGTGCAAAAAAGTGTCGCCATTTGCTCCGATCCTATTAATAAGTTGTTGCCTTCTCAAATTCTACTGCCGCGTGACGCTCCCACTGGCGCAGGGTGTCCACCAGCATTTCATAAAAGGGTTTCCAGTTGCGTGACCATGAGGACTGATGGAGGTCCGGGAGACGCTTCAGAATGGCACGGTGTACCGTCGCCGAGGAGATAGCAGAGAAGCCATTACCAGAGCAACGTTCACACGTTTTGAAAACCGGTGCGCCACGTTCTTTGGTCGCTTTGCGATCCAGCACTTCACCTTTACCGCCGCATCTGCACCGCGCAAGGATTACCTTTTTCCCTCCGCAGGTTTCGCAAACCCTTTTCACCAGCTCATTTTTAATCTTCGGGGCCACCACTTCGGCACCGTCATCGTCGAAGATACCAGGATGTTTAACCACATCCTCATTCCCGGAGATAAAACCGGTACCGCTGCAACTGTGACATGTCACGCTGGTAGCCGCCGAACGGGAGTAATCAGCAAAGGCAAACTGCGCCAGCGTCAACATGCATGCTCCGAGCTTGTCGCCAGCGGCTTTGCGGACATTTTTAGGAGCGTTTTTGATAGCAACCTGCGCCAGCGCCTGAACTGCGAGCTGTTCATCCGTTTTGCTGATTCCCGCTTTACCGAAGAACGCCGCCAGGCCGAAGCGCGCACGGCTGCTGGTGGTACCAATCGCCGCCATTACGTCTGTTCCTGTAAGGCGGTCCGGAGAAGTTCCCTTCACGTCGTCGCTGATCTGCATTCCCTGAGGGCTAAAGTGTTTTAGTGATGCTTCAAGTTCCATATCTCAAACCCTCGTTACGTTGCTGGCTTCCCACTCGAGATCAAGCTCGCTTTGCGGCTTACCGACCAGGTAGTTAAATGGTTTTTTCTCGCCTTCCAGGAACTGGTGAGAGCGAGAGTCGAAATTAGCTCCGATGTCACCGATCCACCCTTCCCCTTCTCGTTGCTTCAACAAACGAATCATTGAAGCGGGGAGATTGATCGCGGCCTGTTCGTCTTTGTCGAGGCTCTCATAACCCATACGATCCGCTTTTCTCTGCGCCAGCTCACGGGGAATGTTGCGCCAGACGGCCATAACGTTGTCGGGCATGTCGGTTAAGGCGCCAGTGCCTTTTACGTCCATCTTTCCTGTTGGAGCGGAGTCGTTTGTTTTTCTGGCGTGGGTAACCAGCAGGACGTGACAGTTATGCTCGTTCTTGAAGTCGCACAGCGTATCGATGAAGTCCTTCTGACCTGTGTAGTCTTCTTCGTCTAAGCCACATTTAGCCAGGTTATCTATGATGAACAGCTCAATGCCATAGCGACGCCGGGCATAGGCAAAAATCTCAAGAAGCCGGTCTGCTTTGGCAGTTCCGGTAAGTTTGAATACCCAAAGGCGGTCAGAAAACCATTCGTTGGTCATAATGATTTCTTCACGTTTCGGTGAGGAAGTGCAGATGGTTTGCCGCGTGAGTCGGGCAAGCATTTTGCCTGGTTTAAGCTCCAGAGAAGCAATACACGTCCTGACGCCCTGACTCATCGCATCAATCGCGATATGTCCAACGAGCTCTGTTTTTCCATGCCCATTAACGCCATTAACGAGGGTCAGTTCACCGGCACGGAACTTAAAGTTGTTGTTCAGCGAAGCCCATGGGCTTGTAAACAGACCGGTATCCCGATGTTCGAATGCCTCGATAGTTTCCTGAAGCAAGTCCCCTGCTGAGCAAAGCTCATCGGGATCGAAGAATTTGGCGCGCTCCATGTATTCCAGAATGGAGTCGCTGTCCATGCCGTTCATCAGGCAATCGTTGATATCTTTGTGGGGAAGTTCAACCATGCGGCAACGATGTTCCCCAAGACGTCTGGCGATTTCTTTTGCAGCTTCACGGCCTACATTGTCGTTGTCCAGGCACAGCCAAATTTCCTGGAAGCGATCGAGGTTATGGTATTCATATTCAATCCACTGCTGTTTGGCCCCTTTGCCACCGCCAAAGGGAACAGACAGGGCATCATAGCCAAGCTGCGTAAAGGTCATGCAATCAATCTCACCTTCGCACAGAACTACCAGGCGGGTGTTTTTATCCAGAGCCTGCCAGCCAAACAGACATGGTTCGCAATCAGCTTCAGCCATAATCAGTTTTTTGCCGTTTGGCCTTTCGGTTCCAATACGTTTTACCTGTAGCAGTTCACCATTCCGGATGTACGGGAATGCCACTGCTGGTACCTCGCGGCTTTCGTCGTGATACCAGACCACCGCGTCTGTTACCTTAAAGCGATCGGCTGTTTCACGGGTAATTCCACGTGAAGCAAGGTAGTCATAGCATTTGCTGGCCGATTTAACGCCCTTTTTCGTCGGACGAGAGAACAGTTTTTTCTTCGCTTCGAAGTGGTGGTCGTCATCTTTCAGGCCAAGAAACTCTTTCGCCTCTCGCATTGCATCATGCAGCTGGCAGTTACGAACCAACACCCAGAGATCCAGCAGGTCACCGCTGTCACCGCTGGCAAAGTCAGCCCATGATTTTTTACCGCCGATATTGACCTTGAGGCTTTTGCCTGAGTCACCGTTCGTATTGCCAGCACACCACTCCTTCCCCTCCAGATGTCCTTTCGGAAGGAGAAACTTAGCGACGCGTTCAGCGTTATCCCATAGTTTTTCTGATAGTTCAGCTGGGCTCATAACTCACAAACTCCGTAAATCGAATTTAACAAAAAACCATCTCACAAATCCCTCGCACAGAACGCCGTGGTTATATCCGGCCACCAGCACACGCTTGAGGAGTATTTTCATGGGCGATACCCGCCACGGTTCATGCGATCGATCGCTGACTGATTGATAAACACCTCGGCAGAGCCGTCATCAGACTTTGCGTACCACTCGTAGCGAGACTGGTCTTGTCGGGTAGGGACTTTGTTTTCCTGGGTCTCTACCAGCCACGGTTCATCGAAATGTTTATCCGGCCCGAAGAACGTCGCCGCCTGCTTGACGAACGAAGTACCGATCTTTCCCTCAGAGGCCATGAAAGCTGCGTAGCGCTTAACCCCTTCCAGCATCGTCTCTGGTTTTACGCCCTGTTTAATACGTGCGTTCCAGGCTTTGAATGCGCTTAGCTTGTTATTTCCACCGCTACGTTTTGGGTATGCCTGCCAGGCTTCTTCAAATGCAGGAGAATAATCAGTTGAAGATTTCACTTTCGGTGTGTCGGCTTCAGCCGATGCACCAAGATATTTATTCTCTGTATTAATCTTCTGTGTAGTCTCCTGGTAATCTACTATATGAATGGATGCGGAATTTCCACATGACTGCTCGTTGGTTTTCCCCATACCTGCATGCTGGTTTTCCGCATCACTGTTTGCGGAAATTCCGCATCCTTGTTTGTTGGTTTTCCCCATACCTGCATGCTGGTTTTCGCCAAGTAGAAGTTCTTCCAAGCGCTCCTGGTTTACTCTGAAATATAATTTTGCTGGGATGCCACGTTTTGCTTCTTCCAGTACGCCACAGGAAACCAGCTTTTTACGCGCTCCCTCTTGTTCGTAACGCGTTAATCCAGTCTCTTCTTCGAGATCTGTCTGGGTTTTGTAGAACCAATTCCCTTCCATGCGGTTCTGCCAATAGACAATCTGTGACAATAGCAATGCACCTGTAATACCCACGCCAAGGCGAACGAAGGACCGTTGAAAGGCTATTGGACGATCAACGAGCTGTAAGAAATTGCTCACTCCACAACCCTCCTGAAATAATTTTGAAACTTCCAGACAGGCTGCATGCATTCATGCGGATAATTCTGCCTGGTGAAGTACACCTGCTGTTTATCCCGATTCCAGCCGGTGACATGCACAATCACACCGCGCGGATCGCGATAATCGATATCCAATGGCTTAACTTGGTTTTCGGTAGTGATCGAGTGCGACATATCACACCTCATTGCCCGGGTGCGGGAATAATTTTGGTTTGTCAGGTCTCAGTTCATGGGCGGGAATCCCAGTAAAGGCCGCAACATCAGGCACATGTTCCACCCCAACAACACCAACCTTTCTCCAGCGAGAGACAGAGGGTTGTTTTACACCTATAGCGCGAGCTAGAGCATTTACTCCTCCAGCAGGATCAATAGCTCTTTCAATTGCTGATTTCATTTTTTTGCTAATCCCGTTCAGTTGCTATCGAAATTATGATAGCATTTGCTATTGGAATGAGCAATAGACTTGTTTATCATGCTTGACTAGAATGTGATAGCGGAGGCTATAAATATGCAAGAGAGAACACTTAAGACGCTAGCTGACAGACTTAACTACGCAATGCATGAGATGGGCATGAGCCAGGGTCAGTTAGCCAAAGCGGCGAATATGGCACAACCAACCATATGGCGAATAACATCTGGAAATGCTAGAGGCACAACTAAAATCGTTGAAATAGCTAATGCCCTGGGTGTTCGTTCGGAGTGGCTATCAAACGGTACTGGACCAATGAGGGGTGACGACCAACAACCACCCCCACCGATGAATAACAAAAAAGATCCAGCCATCTTCAGAGTTGACGTACTCGACCTTACCGTAAGTGCTGGCCCGGGCATAATTAACAGCGAATTCGTGGAGGTGCTGCGCTCCGTGGAATACTCAGTTGAAGATGCCCGTCAAATGTTTAATGGCCGGAAACAGGAGCAGATACGCATCATCAACGTTCGAGGTGATAGCATGTCTGGCACCATAGAGCCAGGGGACTTACTCTTCGTCGATATCAGCGTTCAGCATTTCGACGGCGACGGTATATACGCGTTCATCTACGATGACACATCGCATGTTAAGCGCTTACAAAAGATGAAAGACAAACTCTTAGTTATCTCTGACAACCATACCTATCTACCATGGGACCCAATCGAGAAGGAAGAGATGAACAAAATTTTCATCTTCGGAAAGGTGATCGGCAGCATGCCGCAGACCTACAGGAAGCATGGGTGAATAATGCAAATGAAAATAAAAACTTACGCATAACAAGCTGAGTAGATTCTTAACCCGGCCAGTGCGCCGGGTTTTCTATGTGCCCCCACAATAGTAACCACCAGTCAACCAGGCGGGCGACTACCTGATCGGAACTCCTACCCTCTTTCTCTCTGCGAGTATCTCGCCCTTTCACAGTCCATTTTATTCTCAAGCTTCGATGCTCCAACTCCCGATATCTCATGTATTGGTAGATCACTGTCTAAAGGACAATTATTTCTACCGTGCTGTTACAAACACATCAGCAATATATTTTTTTTATTTTTGATATCAATGACATAAAAATCAATAGCAATTTAAATAGCAATACCTATTGCAAAGGCCAATAGCAGGCTCTATCATCATTCTATCAAATCAACTCAGAGGTGATAGAAAATGTCTCAGAAGATAAAAACATTTAAGGGGTTGTCCATCCATCCTTGTGATGCCTTCAAGAATATGTCCTTGATTGTTGAAGCAGCTAGTTTGTTATCGGCGGTTGATGATGACGAGTATAGAGAAATTAGCGACATTCTTCTCGCGTTTGTCTGCAACTATGCAAACGAGGCCCATAAAAATGAATGGGATAAACGATAATGAAAAATCCAATCGAAATGCTAAATGATATTGCTGCGGAAATCACTGAGAATGCTTCGTTACTGGAGGTTATTTACCGCATAAATGAATTTTCACCGGAAGCCGATAACACAATTGCCTGCCTGATTCGTTCTATGCTAAAGACCAGCCAAACTGCTTACGAGTATGTGGAGCAACTTAGCATCCATGCTGGAGCTGAATGTCAACGGGGACAAAAATTAGAGTCGCTAACAGCGCTAGCTAATCAACTTAACTCTTGGGCTTGTGATATCGGCGATTGTAAGCTTGCCGTTTATAATTCAATGGATGATATACCAACAGAATCAAACTCAATTGGGGTTTTAAGTCTCGTCTCCCAAAAACTGGATGAAATGCAGAGCATTATTAGCTCTAAAGCGGACAAGATCGAATTCAATAAGTAACGCTAAACAATAAAACAAATAACACCTTCACTGGTGTGGCTTCCTGCAACCTGAAAACAGGATTAGGTTAAAAATGACATTCATCAAAGATAAATCTGCGTATTTAACAGCACGGCTTTTCTTCGCGACCTATGGTGAGGAATACCGCCATATCTCTAACCTTTTCATGCGCAAAGCTTACGGGGTCTGAATATGCTCAGTAAAGACAGCTCTCTAGAAACCGCAAAAAACACAGCAGATAACCTGTATCAATTAATGGAATTAATTAACTCCAATATTATTGATATGGATATCGAGCAAATAATTTCTCTGTCTGGCCTCTGCCTTGACTTGTCGGCTCAGGTTTCAATGTGGATGGATTCGGAGTTTGAACGTCGTGAAAAACAACGTAATTGAAACCTACCGACGCCGAATTTTAAAGGCAGCGTTATTACGCCACCAACGTAAAACAGGCAGTAACTGCCTTGTTATTAAGCTCAATAAAGGCGGTATTAATACGGTCGAGTTAACAGAGATTCTTCTCGATGGATTATTGCGAAAATTCGAAAGGCTTGCGATTAGTGAGTATGGGAATGTCGAAGGCGTAAAAGCTATTAAGGGAATTTACAGCAGCTCTGTTGATGTTAATGGCAGCGGTGAATTCCTCACAGATAGCGGAAAGGAATTAATCGACGAGCTCATTTCTGAGCTGGTTGAGTTCGTCAAAAAGCAGAAACCAGTTACCCCGGAGGCCAGCCATGAATAACCAGCAAACAATGCTCTTTCAGGGCATGCAGATTCCCCGCCCCGTGTTGAACGTGGATCTGAATGTCCTCCCTGATTTTACCGGGCGGGTAGTTCTGCACATCGAGAACGGGAGGGTGATATGCGACCGCCGGCTGCTCGACGACGAGCACATTTGCTCACTGGCCACGTTTATCGAAATGGCGCGCGAAATGGAGCTGAGATTTGAGGAGGTAGCTGGTGGCACTGACAGCGATACGAATTCCTGAGTGGGTTCACTTTCAGGCAGTGAAGATTCTCCTGCAATTCCGGCAGCAGCGGATTTCACCGCGGCGAATGCGTCGGACTGGTTACCTCAGCCTTAAAGTGAACCTTCGGTGGAGGCTGCTTTCACGTGATGGAGGACAGAACTGGGAAGTTATGAGTCACGAACGATACAACGAAGTTAAGGACCGGAAATGAACGATAAACGCACCGTAAGCATGATTGACCTGGCATTACAGAAACATGGTACGCCAGTTGGCCCACTGTACGTGGCGGTACGCCACAGACGTATCAAAAAATGCTTCACGCGAGATACGGCGATCCGCTATCTGGCTTTCTTCATGACCACCGAGGCTTTTGAGCGTTCTGGTTTTCCGCAGCGTCACCCGAGGGTGCGTATTGATCGCGATGATATGGAGGTATGGCGAGATGGGGAAACAAAAGCGGAGTATCTGGCCGCCCACCAGCGTTGTGTTCGCCGTCTGCGTCGTATCCTGGCGCGCAAGCGAGAAATGGAGAAATGGTGTGCAAAATGGGACGCGATGCACGAGCGCTACGTCAAAGAACGTGACGAACTCAAAGCAACAAAGCCTGCCGGGGTACGCTGAATGAAAATCCAATACCAAGACTATGGCGCTGTAGCAAATATCGTTATCTCCAGCACCGTATTCGAGTACCGGAAGCATAACAGGGTAGTTGAAAACACTCTGTTTCTGGTGCCAGCCGTAGTGAGTTCACGGCACGGAACTTTCATCCTGAAAACGGTTATTTCTGGTAAAAGCCGTGATGCATTACGCGCTTACAGAACTGCAATCAGGGAGGCGGCACGATGAATACAGCTTTTGAAATATGGGTTCGTAAGCGATACGGAAACCGCTACGACCTGACACGGGATATTCAGGGGCTTTATTGCCGGGAAGTGGTTAAGCGGATGTTTGAAGTGTGGTGCCACTGCTGTGGCCTGGATGTAGTGTGAGGTGATTATGAGCGACGTTGTTCTTCTGGTACCGAATGACTGGGTTAGCGAAAAGGTTCTGATTGCGGTTACCGGGCTCAAGCCCGGAACCATCCTCCGGGCCAGAAAAGAATGCTGGATGGTTGGGCGGGAATATGTGCACGTTTCACCGGACGGAAATCCGAAACCTTCCAGCGAGTGCATGTACAACCGTAAAGCGGTCGATGCGTGGGTGGCCTCAATGAAAAACAAACAGCCTGGGTGATCTGAGGCCATGAAAAAGGTAATCTCATATCGCTCTTGGGCGTCTGGAGGAATCAATGGATAGAGTTACATATCCAACAGGCGTCGAAAACCACGGTGGCACATTGCGCATCTGGTTTAATTTCAAAGGTAAGCGTGTCAGGGAGAGCCTCGGTGTCCCTGACACCGCTAAGAACAGGAAGATCGCCGGGGAACTGCGGACATCGGTATGTTTTGCCATCAGAACAGGCACATTTGAGTACGCGGCACAGTTTCCGGACTCCCCTAACCTCAAGACTTTTGGGGTGGGGAAGAAAGAAATTACAGTGTCAGAGCTTGCCGAAAAGTGGCTGGATCTGAAGAGAATGGAAATCTGCGCGAACGCACTCAACCGTTATGAGTCGGTCACAAGGAATATGGTGCCAAGGATCGGGGGTAATCGGCTGGTGTCGGCGGTGACGAAAGAGGAATTACTGTATATCAGGAAAGATTTACTGACCGGTCACCAGATGCCAATGAAGGGGAAGGTCCCGGCAAAGGGAAGAAGTGTTGTCACCGTAAATTATTACATGACAACTATTGCCGGAATGTTTCAGTTTGCCGCAGATCACGGTTACTTAGAGGCGAACCCATTCGACGGGATCAAGCCTCTCAAAAAAGCCAGGGCAGAGCCAGATCCGCTAACTCGTGACGAATTTATTCGCCTGATTGATGCATGCCGGCATCAGCAGACGAAAAACCTGTGGTCACTAGCAGTATACACAGGGGTCCGTCATGGGGAGCTGACCTCCCTGGCCTGGGAGGATATCGATCTTGAAGCTGGAACAATAACAATCAGGCGCAATTATACAAAACTGGGTGAATTCACTCTACCGAAAACTGAGGCCAGTACCAACAGAGTGATACACCTCATTCAGCCTGCGATCAGCGTCCTGAGGAATCAGGCGGAAATGACCAGGTTTGGAAAAAAGCATCAAATCGATGTTCAGCTGCGCGAATACGGCAGAACTGAGAGCCACGAGTGTACATTTGTTTTCAACCCTCAACTGGTCAGAAGATGTCAGCAGGTGGGGATCATCTACAAAGTCGACTCGATAGGTGATTTATGGGACGCAGCGATGAAGCGAGCAGGGATAAGGCACAGGAAAGCATATCAGTCGCGTCACACGTATGCATGCTGGTCACTGTCAGCTGGCGCTAACCCCAGCTTCATTGCCAGTCAGATGGGCCATGCGAGCGCCCAGATGGTCTTCAACGTATACGGTGCGTGGATGGCAGACAGCAGTAGTGAGCAGATCGCAATGCTGAATCAGAGGCTCGCGGATTTTGCCCCACAGATGCCCCAAAGCATACCTAGCGGCACCAGAGCATTATTGAAATCAGTAAGTTAG